AAGAGTTTGGGAAACAAACAACTAAAACCAAAAGAAAGGATGTTCTGTTGAAATATCAGAATGTTGCTGCTTTAACAGATGTCCTCCGAGGCACTTTTGATGATACTCTTCAGTTCATCTTGCCCGAAGGCACTCCTCCGTATACCCCAAATAGACCTGAGTCAACCCCTTCTAGTCTCCTACGACTACATAAAGAATTCGGTTATTATGTTAAAGGTGGGCCAGGCAAAGATATGCAGGCGTTTAGACGCGAACTCAAATTCATGCGACTCTTGGAATCAATACATCCAAAAGATGCAGAGATAGTTTTGTCGATGGTGGCAAAAAAGTCACCAGTGAAATACTTAACCAAAAAACTAGTACAGGAGACCTTTCCAAAACTGATCCAGAAATAACCATCCCTTTAACTAACAAACGAGGTGTTGATGTCAGAAAAACAATTGGAACGCTTGAAGCGAGACCGTCAGGAATTGGATTATTATATCCAACGAATGAAGAAGAAAGGAAGAGATAACTTGGTTTATAAACTAGCAAAGAAACAAGAGTATCTCAATCAAACTATTGTTGAACAACTAACGACTCAATAAGGAAGGTGATCCGTATCTCTTCACCCCCCCACTCGGGGGGTGTCGTATGGAAAACAATAATAAATTATGCCAATATATGAATTTAAAGATAATGAGACCGGCGAAGTAATCGAAGTCATGATGAAAATATCAGAGTACGATGACTACCGAAAAGATAACCCCCATCTAAATAGATGTTTCACTAAAGCGCCCGGTTTAACATCGGGAGTCAAATCCGCATTGACAATGGCTGGTAGCGATTGGCAAGAACACCTAGGCAACATTAAGAAAGGTGCGGGTAAAGATAACAACATCAAAACATAGAGAACTTAATGCAAAAACCACAAACGTTAAAGATCGATCATCTTTTGACAGTCGATCCAATGACTACTGGCCAAGAACAAGTGTTCTCTGCCTACAAGTCTGGTTCGCACTTGGTACTGAATGGATCTGCGGGGACGGGTAAAACTTTCAGTGCACTGTATCTTGGACTAGAGACTGTACTTGATAAAGGTAACCAGTTTTCATCTGTAGTTATCTGTAGGTCTATCGTACCTACCCGAGAGATTGGATTCTTGCCAGGAACTCTAGAAGAGAAGATGGATGCATATACCGCACCCTACAAATCAATATGCGCGGAACTATTCGATGATCCGGAAGCATACCGAAAACTTTCGGAGAACAAGACGGTTGATTTTATCTCAACGTCACATATTCGTGGAACTACAATCAACGATGCAGTTATCATAGTGGATGAGATGCAGAACTTGACATTCCATGAATTAGATAGTATCATTACTAGAGTTGGTCAGAATTGTCGGATCATATTCTGTGGTGATTATTATCAATCAGACTTCGTAAAAGAAGGTGATAGGAAAGGTATCGTGAAGTTTATCGAGATACTTGAGTTGATGAAGAACTTCACTGTAGTAGAATTTACATGGGCAGATATAGTACGTTCGGACTTCGTGCGAGACTATATAATGACTAAAGAACTAATAGAGGAAAAGAAATGAACAGACAAGAAGTATTCGAAACATTAAAAGTGGACGAAGGAGTCGAGTATGAAATCTATAACGACCATCTTGGGTACGCAACATTTGGTGTCGGGCATCTCGTACTTGAAACTGACCCCGAACACGGACAACCGGTCGGAACCCCAATCAGTGAAGACAGAGTTGCCGAGTGTTTTGACAACGACCTCAATACAGCAATCAGCGAGTGTCATGCTTTATACGGACAGGGCGACTTTGATTCGTTACCAGACGGAGTACAAGGTGTACTTGTCAATATGATGTTCAACATGGGACGTACTCGTTTGAGTAAGTTCAAGAACTTCAATGGTGCAATTGCAGAAGGTGATTGGAAACGTGCAGGTGTAGAGGGACGTGATAGTCTCTGGCATCGACAGGTTACAAACCGTGCAGAAAGACTAATGGTAACCTTAGAGAACGTATAAGTAATTAGTATGGCCAAGTACAGTCGTCACGATAGTAGAAACAAGAAACGTAATAAACATAAACAGATGACCTTGAATGGGAACTCTGATACACGAAAAGTGAGAGATAATGAGAAACGCGATTTTTCAATACATGATCGTCAACGACAAGGTTGATGAACGTGGTGATATCGAAGGTAGAAAGAGAAGTCAAGTGTATCGAGAGTGTGCGGATATATCTCGCAATTCATTCTTACAGTACGCAGATCACGTAGATGCGGATTATCACTATTCCGATGAAGCGGTGTATTGTAAGGACGATCATTCAACCGGAATATTGTTTGAATGTTTACGCGTAATCTATGACCCGATGTTCGACCAGTACGACAAGGTACTCTTTGCTGATACTGATATTGTAGTAAACACCGATGAAAACATCTTCGACATATGTGAAGACGGAGATGTTTTCGGTGTACTTGAGAGTGATATCGTCACCGCTGATGGTGGTGGATATAACTCTTGGGATTATAAACAAAGTACCTATCTCGACTTTGTAAACAAGTTCCAGATGCACGGCATTCCGGTCGTGCCTTCTATGCCACCTAGCAGACCATCCAAAATAACCATACTGAATACCGGTGTGGTTGTATGGACACGCGAGGCACGTCTACGTGCACGTGAGTTGTTTATGCCTTGGAAAGAATGGTTCTACGCTAAACCCGAATTCCATATGTCTGTAATGAATGATCAACCATACATCTCTGGTCAGTTGATGCAACATGAATTTGATCTGGTCACCATAGACCAGACATGGAATGATTCCCCCCACTACGCCACAGAAGAAGAGTTCTTTGAGAAGGCGAAGTTCTGTCACTATACTGGCGGAGGATGGAAGATCCTCATGCTAGACCACTATCACTCAAACAAATTCCGACTATCACCAAAACAAATGTAAATAAGTGTTGACATCTTGTTTTAACTATGAGATAATGGGTACCTAATTGAGAGAGAGAGGTGTTTATTATGAATTATGTAGAAACTGGTGCCATTGTTACAAAGATGATCGAACTTATTCGTAAGGATAACGATAATCCAAATTATGCAATCGGTTACCTAGAAGCTATGATGAGAACTCTATCTATGAAATATCCCAAAGTTCTCGAAGAATTTATCGAAACTATTGACTATTTAGAAAATAAGGAAGTAAAGTGAATAAAGAAAATGTAATATTAACAGACATCGATGGTGTAGTTCTTAACTGGTTCTACGCATTCGATATCTGGATGAACGAACACGGTCACAAGTTAGCTGACCCAACAAACCTAGTCTATGATGTCAGTGAAGCCTATGGTGTTGACAAGGAGACTGGTAAGATGTTAGTCCGTGTGTTTAACGAGAGTGCCCATGTCGGGTTCCTTCCACCACTACGTGACGCAATGCATTACATGAAGAAGTTGCACGAAGAACATGGTTATGTGTTCCATGCGATTACTAGTCTGAGTGACAATCCTAATGCGCAGAAGTTGCGTATCCTAAACCTCCAGAAGTTGTTCGGTGAGACTTTGTTTGAGAAGTTCATTATCCTTGGTTGTGGTGATGACAAAGACGAAGCCTTAGAACCTTACCGTGACACCGAATGCCTGTGGGTAGAAGATAAGACTGAGAATGCCGAACTAGGTGTTGAACTTGGTCTGGAGAGTGTGTTGATGGAACATGGTTTCAACATGAACCACCCAACTATCCCTTGCATGAAGAACTGGAAAGAGATCTACGAAAAACTGGTTGGTTAAAATGTGACTAAATATCCTCATACAATCTATGAGGTATATTTATGCGTTACGTTGGTTTCAGTGAGTATTATCACGATGCAGCACTATCAATTATAAACAAGGACGGTACTGTGGAGTTCGCTTCACAGGCCGAACGTTTTTCTAAGAAGAAGAACGACCCTATCATTCCCGAAAGTCTCTGGGAATATGTTAACGACAACGATCATGTATCATTCTATGAAGACTATGCACTTCGAGGAAAATACCGAGATACTTATCGAGGTTTAAAAGGCAAAACACTCCAAAGAGATGTTTCTTCACACGAAGAAATACCAATCGGTGAAAGTCTTGTCTATGACAACTTCCACGAACATCACATATCACATTGCGCAACCGCATTCTACACCCGCCCTTGGAAAGACAAAGAAGATACTGTTATGGTGTCTATCGATGGTGCAGGCGAATATCAAACTGCGGTCATCTACGACCACAACTTCAACCTAATCAAAGAATGGCATTACCCCAAGTCTATAGGACTAGTCTACACTAGTGCAACAAAAACGTTGGGTTTACGTCCACTTGAGGACGAGTATGTTGTTATGGGATTGTCATCATATGGTACCGCACCTCCAGAGATGGTACAATGGTTGATTGATTGGTGGGAAGATACTCCTGATGTTGCGACCGGAGTAGGTAAAGAGGTTTTACTAGATCATCCGGATAGTCCGGAGTATGTAGGATTTAAGAGGATGCGAAATAAACTAATCGACTTCGCTAAACAGTACGGAGATAAAGATTTCGCAGCCGGTATTCAGAGGTTTTCAGAGTATGGTATTATGCAGATCATGCATATTGCAAAACAACACGGAAACAAGTTAGTGTACTCTGGTGGTTGTGCACAGAATGTTGTTACCAATTCAATGATACACGAACTATTTGATGGTCAAATGCATATTGCAGTTGCACCTACAGATGCAGGATCTAGTCTTGGTACTGCCGCAATGACATGGGCAAAGGAAACAGGAAAGGATCGATTGATTTGGTCGCCCTATTCTGGTTACAACATAGATAGAGAGGTAAACGTACAGGAAGTAGTCGATCACCTCTTAGAACACCGTGTGTGCGGTCTGGCGAACGGTAAAGCGGAGTTTGGCCCACGTGCACTAGGTAACAGGTCTTTGATCGCAGATGTGAGGTATGACGTAAAGGATACGGTGAATGGTATCAAACGTAGACAGAAGTACCGACCATTCGCACCCGCAATCCTAGAGGAACACGCACACGAGTACTTCGAAGGGCCTATGAATGAGTACATGCAATACACCTCTATAGCAAAACATCCTTATACGTCAGTCACTCATGTAGATGGTACTGCTCGTGTTCAGATAGTAAAGAAAGATTGTCCGTCTATATTCCGTAAGATTATCGAAGAATATTACGCAAGGACGGGCGTTCCGATGTTACTAAATACCTCATTGAACATCCGCGGCCGTCCGATGGTCAACGATGAACATGACGCAGAATTGTGGGAACAAAAGTACGGAGTGAAGGTTTTTTAATGCAGTACATACGCAAATATAAAATTGATGATTGGGAAAGTGTTCAGGACAAGATATTACTTGCTATCGAAATGATAAAAGATAACAACGTATGTGAATATGCTAACATGTCTCATTCTGATTACAAGGTTGATGCAAAACCTTTGTATTGGGAAGTATTCGAGAATGCTGTTCGGCCAAGTCTAGAGGAATATATGTCTAGTTGGAAGTGTACCGACATACGCATAGGTAATATGTGGTTTGCAGAATATAGTGAACATGGTGCAGACTTCAACTGGCACACCCATGAAGGTGCGAATATGTCCGGTGTCCTTCAAGTAGTATTAGAAGATCCGGAAAACGGAACACAATTATTAGGAACACCAATAGATTTGGAAGAAGGGGATCTTGTAGTATTCCCTTCGATGTTACCCCACAGAAGTCCTATGATAACCGATAGTAAGAAACTTGTTATCGGTTTTAATTGGGACATACATGGTAGTGAATTACACGAACATTAAACTAGGAGAATAAAATGTCAGAAGAAAAAAAGAAGGTACAACTTACCGCAGACAGTGATGGGTTTTTAGCGGGAGCTGATGCGGACGGTGATGGTCACATTACCGAACAAGAACTACAGATGCACTTAGAGTTCAAACGAAAGGAACTCGAAGACGCAGATGCTATGCGAGATGCGCAAAGAAACATGGCCTGGTTTGCACTTGGCGGAATGTTACTTTATCCCTTCGCTGTAGTACTGGCATCTTTGATAGGATTAGACCAAGCAGCAAATACGTTAGGTTCTATGGCACCGACATACTTTGTATCTGTTGCCGCAATTGTCGCAGCGTTCTATGCGAAGGAAGCTGTCGGTAACAAGAATAAGTAATGGAACTTATTACTTGGCGAGGTACGCCAGGAGTTGGTGATTTCATGTGGGCACTTAATTGTGCCCATAACTTTTCTTACAAAGAAAACAAGAAAGTTACTTTAGAGTTTCATTGGGAACATGAAGAAGACCATCTACACCACTTCGAAGATCCAGAAACAATCATAGAGAGACTAGAGTACATCCATAACTTCTATCATAGAAAGGATGATGTGACGGTCATACACGTGTACAATGAACGGACACGTTACAGTGATTGGAGATATAACGATGATGTTACCAGAGAGGACGATGGTAGTCTCAGAGTCATGGCCATAAGCCGACCCAAAAAGAATAGGTTTTGGTTTGAGAGTGGAAAGTATTCGGATGAGGTAGGAGGAGATATTCCCAACAGTGATTGGATATTCCGGAAGGATGCATTCCGAAAAGTTGACAATAATAAGATTGTTATATGGAGACCGCTGTTTAATGCAGAAACTCCAAAAACATGGAAAAGACAGTTGACAAATGACAAATGGGATGTTATAATAAATCAGTTGGTTGCGGCGGGATTACATATAACAGAATTGACCTATAGAACTCCT